GCTTCAAGTAATGGCAGATGAATGCATCTGCAACAACGTCGAATGTCTTCGACCGCGGTCCTACAGAAGAACCGCCGTACCACACCGACCGGGTACCAGCCGCTGCTGCTACCGTTCCGTGCTTTACCACGCGGTAAAGCGTACTACCTTTAACAAGTTTGACCGGCTTCGTAGCAGCAATTGACCCTAGAAACGGGCCAACTCGAGCGCCCACAGGAACCGCCTGGTTCTGCTTGCCACGCGATACCGCGCGGCGCGTGGCCTTCTTGACAGAAGACATCAACCTCGCACGCTTACGCGAGGTTGATCCCATCTCATACCGCAAGCGGCGCATACCGTAGCCTCCTACGGCACCAATTGCCGCAGCGGCCCTACCCTGGGGTGTCGACAGACTCATCGACCGAGCTCCCGAGCTCACGCTCCGAAACAGTCGTCGGGCGACTCCCGTCGCACGCCGCGTCATCGATCTCCCGCGGGGCATCTTTCGTTTTTGCGCAACAAATAGATTTGATAACAATAATTACACGCGCGTTCATGCGCAGCGCACAATGACCGCACCACAGCCCACCCACCAACCCTTGTAATTATTAGGGGATTTATTCATAAATGAATAAATCCCGAGGTGGGGGTAATACTAGCCCCCACCTCTAGGAACTCATTCGAGTTATATGTTTAATTAGTCTGCCATTAAACTACTAATACTAATCGTATAACTCTCCCTCGCAAGCTCGGTCGGCCGGCCTTCGGCCGGGCGCCTGCGGCGGGCTTCGCCTTCGGCGACCGCTGCGCGGGCTGTGCCTTCGGCATAACTTAGAATAAAGGCAAGCTAGGGGAGTTCAAGTCGCCATTTATCTTGGTCTGTATGGATCATTTCGAGGGGGTGCATTGTAACCCCTATCAATTATATACGGTACGGGACCTCCTTGCTCATATGCAGCCATAACAGTCCGGTAGTCCTCTAAAAGCTGCCTGTCTGCGTCACGTCGCCTTTTAATGCGACGAGAAATCTCACGTCGAAGACGTGAGCCAGGATGCCTGTAGGCTCTCTGGAGAACAAACGCCTGACGATGCCGGCGATACTGATAAGGGCCGGTACGGCCAGTATATTCACGTGTACGTATTTTATTAAAAACACTCTTACGCCCCGTCCAGCGGCGCGATGTTGGTAACATCCCAGCGGTCTGCTGACAACTTAGATCTGTCTGGAGAATAGTTTGCGAACACAATAACGTGCGGCTGCGCAAACGAAAATGCGCGAGAATCGTACTTACCGGATATTATATATCCGTTCTTCAGCTGCTCGATCAACTCGTATACCACTGAAACTGAGCCTTCTTCGCTTGAACGGGCAAGGTCGAAAATGTAAACACCCGAGCTGCTCTTGCTTATAATGTGGGCCAGATCTGCCTTCTTCGCTATCTGTAGCACGACAGCGTTGCGTGTGATTCGAAGATAAGATGACATCCACGTTTTGCCAACATTGCCAGTTGTCTCGTACATCCAAAAAAGCCGCCGGTCTGGCGGCTCGTTCAACTTCTGGTCCAAAGCGAGCTGCCAAGGTCTCAATGTCACCGATTGGTATTGAGCCGTCAGCTTCGCCATCATAGCCTGCTCGTCACGAATGTTAATACACTCCTTAAAGAACTGTCCACAGCGAGAAGCTTCGGTAAAGTGGTTCTGTATAAGGTCGGTCCAGGTCGCACCTGCGTCAATAGCTGCCTTAACAGCCTCGAGGTCCATTCTGGCACCCTGGCCAGGGCCTTTGTCCCTGGCTTCCATTTCTGTAAGCTCGCCCTGCTCCCACAGGCCGTTCGGAACATCGGGATCTTTCGATCTCTCCTTGTCAATGTAGTTCACGTTGTCCTGACTGCTGCCCATACAGAGGCGTACGTCCCAGCCGGATACATCGAGGAAGTTCTGTATGTCCATCGCAGTCACTGCGCAGTTCAACTGGATGTAGTTGTGTACGTGAGGGGTATTAACCCGCTCACAGCAGCCCTTGTTGTACGTAATCCTGGTCTTCCTGTTGAGTCTTTGACCCAAGAACGTACGAGTACGCGCGAGCTGCATCGGCGTATAGTTATTTAGTGTCAGAATGAAATGCTTACTCTTCATAGACGGCATTTTGACAGCGTAACTGGGGGCGCCCGGTGGTTGGCTCCCCTACTCACGGATGGATCCACGAGGAGCACTTTTTTGAAATTCGAGTCGAGTATATACGTACTTTTTTTATTTTCAAAAAAAAAGCTAGTTATGGGTAAAATTTTTACTCTAGCTCCTGTACAGTAGGGAGTTTAGCCGGCTTGCCGGCTTTAACGTTGCACTTGTATACAAACTCAGCCTGCGTAAGCAGCTTCATATCGTTGTTAACGCCAGTACGAATAGTAGGCTTCAAACACATCAAGAACGAATCACCGCCAGGGGGCGTGACTTCAAGTCCATCACCGCCAATGCTGTCAATCGGCATAAGAGCCTTAAGTAAAGTATACAAAGTTGCTTCCCTGCTGTACCGCATGCTAAACATTTTGTAACCGCCAGGTGCAAAGTTAACCTTCGTAGACGTCTTAACGTTTTTAAACAAAACCGCTGGCCGCAGAGGCGGCGCGGTCAACTCACCAGGAATGGTAGTTGTCAACAGTGGGCCATAGTGAACACCGGTTTCGTAGTCTGCATCAATCGCAGATATATCTGTAATGGCTTCGCGTATAGTGCTGTCAAGCGAAACCAAATAGGACGGTGAAAACACCGGAACACGGTTCCTGAACGTATAAATACGTCCATCAATAGGGTTAGCGTCAACTGCGTTGACGCTACTCTCGTCGCTGTTGCTCAGCGTCGTGTTGTTCACCTTAAAGTTAGACTTGCACTCAAACGTGTACACGTTTTTGTACACAAAATCGTCGCGGAAAAGTTGATATTGATTGGCAACGTTATTGTGGTCATGTCGCCAGATGGTCAAACCAACTGGAACCATGTTCCTGTCAATCCAAGTATCCTGGAATTTGCTACTGAGCGTAGTAACCAGAGTGTTGATACTGTTGTTCGTTAACTCCCAATAAGGTTCATTGTCAGGTTCGGCGCCAGGGCGACCGAAAACAATACGCATCTTGTGCCAAATGCGCTCAGAAGTATTAGTCTGCGGAAGTTGACTACGGCTGGACCTATGGTCCTTAATACGCTTCAAGTAATGGCAGATGAATGCATCTGCAACAACGTCGAATGTCTTCGACCGCGGTCCTACAGAAGAACCGCCGTACCACACCGACCGGGTACCAGCCGCTGCTGCTACCGTTCCGTGCT